GTCATCGGATCGAGAGCGAGACCGTTCAGGAAGTTTGAGGCTGCGTTGTATTACGCGAAAATCCTTCCGCCCGGACATTACATCGTGCCAGGTAGATCATGCCCGATGGATGTTTATGGGAATATCATGCGTTCAACGATTATCGAGATTATGAAATATTTTACAGAGGGTGGGTATAGCAACATCAATGTTTATACGGCAGAGAAGAAGGCCAGGCTCGCCACGACGAAGGTTACGGCGACGAAATATACTATTGGCTATGCCTATTTCGTCGTGAGGGAAGGAGACGGGACAAAGCTGCATCCGGGAATCTGGAAGCGCATCGGGCAACAGTGGAGTGGGCGGATCGAACCGATCATGATGTTCATCAAGAGCGCTGTCTATGAGGAACGATATCCGTTTTATGATGTGGGTCTCGGTTCATTCGATGAAAAGTGGAAAGCGATATTTAATGAAGAGATGCAGAATGCTCTCAACACAGCGAAGTGAGAAGATATGTCCCGCGGGTCCTTTCGGCGGATGCGTCTATCACGGGTTTTGCGCACCTCGATATTTCACTGCATTCAAGAATAAAAACCGGATGGAAAAATGGAACCTCTTGAGAATATAGCATTTTTAGACGGTGCCTCTGATGAGCCAATTTCAGCGGAGCGGCGCGGGGTGTTCCTGCCAGAGGAAGTCCTGAAGGTCTTCAATGTGAATTTTCTGGATTATGAGTTTGCCCGGATGTGGGTATTGAAGCGGCTGCACCCTCATGGTGCGTATTGCCCTGGATGTGGTGCGGCCATCCCAGAGAAGAAATTGCGGCGGTTTTGGTCAAACGGGCGTTTGTCATGCCGAGGCTGCGGTAAATATTTCACGGCATTGACGGGCACGTTCATTGCCGGATGCCAGCTTGATTTTCGCGGCCTCATCATCCTGGCCTTCCTCCTTGCCCTGGGCGTGCACGACAAAGAGATCGCCAGGATCACGGAGATGAGCCGGGAGAACGTCCGCCTGTGGAGGCTCAAATTCACCAACTTAGGATTTCAGAAATGACAGACGCCTCCGATCAGATCGCCACCGCCCAGACCTTCCCGAACATCCTCGCCGTGGTGGATTATCTGCGGGCATATGGCTGGAAGGTGGGGAAGTCCATCGCCTATCAGCATCGCAACGACGGCAAGATCAAGCCGCGTGAGGACGGCATCTTCTACCAGAAGGACGTTGACAAATATGCCCGGACGTTCCTCCGCCGTCACGACACGGGCATGACCATTTCCGCCGAATACGAGAGCGTCCAGCAGGAGAAGTCACGCGCCGAAGCGGACAAACTCAAAGCCCAGGCGGAGCACTGGCAGATCAAGACCGCCATCGCGCGGGGGCTGTATGTCGAGAAGGACCAATTTGAGAGGGAGCTGGCCAGGCGTGCGGCGGTATTCAAGGCGGACATTGAGAACTTCATAAGGGCTCAGGCTGTGGGGATCATCAGCCTGGTCTCCGGTGACGGGACAAAAGCGCCGGATCTGATCGAGCACATGCTTGATCAGGCGGAATCTTGGTTGAATAGATATTCATCCACCGAGGAATTCACCGTTCCGTTGCCTCAGCCTACAACCATGAGCGATGATGACGAAGGGATCGAGGATGATGACGACGACGACGATTATGATCTGATGGAAACACAAAAGGAAGGCGTGGCGGAGATATGACGCGCCAAAAACAATAAAATAATAGAAGGAGGACAGGAAAATGTCAAAAAAAGAAAAGATTTCAAAACCAGAGGACAGGCAAATATCACAAGAAGAAACGATAATACAGAAAAGGGTTGATGTTTTAAGTTATTTAGTAAGAACTTATGATGGATTGACACAACTATTGGTCAAGACACAGAACCGAATTCATGCGCTTTCAGGCAAACCAAATCCAAAGCACGATGCGATGATCATAGAAATGCAGAGCACAAAGGGTAAAATTGCCCGGCAGATCGAAAAAGACCTGGACGATTATGCCATTTGGAAAGACTGGCTGAAAAATGTGCCTGGCATCGGGCCGTGGATCGGGGCAAAGTTGATTTTGAAATATTATTATAAGAACGTTCCGATATGTATTGACTGTCACGGCGTCCTGGTCAAGGAAGACGGAAACTTTATATGCTCCGCCTGCGGTCATGACAGCAAGGGTGACGGCACCTTAACGTTTCGGATGGATGATCGGGATTTCAGCAACATTTCAAAATGGTGGAAGTTCATGGGGCGTCACGTCGTGGATGGCGCGGTGCCAAAAAGGAAAGCGAATCAATTGAGTGATTGGAGTCAGGAAGGGCGGCTGGTTGGCTTCCATATCGGGGAAAGTTTTAACAAACAGTCGGAAGATCATCTATATAAGGCGTTCATGCTGAGCCGGAAAAAGAAACAGGCTGCAAAGCACCCGGAATGGAGCAAGGGTCATGTTCATAACGCGGCAAAGAATGAAGCGATCAAGCTGTTCCTGGCGCACTTCTGGATTGTGGCGCGGATGATGGACGATAAACCCGTGACGGAACCATACGCGGGAACGATCCTGGGGCATACAGGCATGATTGATCCGTATTATTATGATGAGGCGGTATAAGAACTGGAAGCCACTCCTCTTGTGAAACCCATGGAAACGATGCGAGCCATCGTAAGAATGAAACCCAATAGGTCATTGCGAGCCAATGATTTTATGAAACCCGGGAGGTAGGTGCGAGCCATGGATCCCGTGAAACCCATAACGAATGTGCGAGCCATATGACCACTGAAACCCAGAAGGATAGTGCGACACTAAACAACCGGAGGAAAATCTGATGAACGAAATGGTAAAGATTAAAGCGGATTTGTTGAAAGACATAGCCAATATGGAGGTGTCTAAAAAAGTGGAGATGATTCATGGATTTCAGAAGGCGGCATTTGACGGTAGAGTCAAGTCGTTTATCCTGCTTCAAAGTCTGGAATCATCAGGGGAATTCAGGGAAATCCCGAAATATAAGAAATCATCTTTCTGGGAATTTATAGAAAACGAGTTTGGTATTAGAGAGCAGTCCTACCGTGACGCAAGATTTTCCCTCGGCTTTCACTATGCAGCGGCGGAGAAGCACGGCATTGGCCTCATTGCGAGGATAGGGCGGACATGCGGCGTGCGCAAGGTGCCCGAAGTGGTGAAGGTTATTGCGGAAGTGGAATCAAAGTTAAAAGGATCGTTGTCCCATACTAAAGCGCTGGAGATCGTCAAGAAATTTGAGAAGCCTGCGCCCATAAAACCAAAGGACCATACGGATTACAAACAAGTAGTCTCTGAGATTCGGGACAGCAACGTCCAAGTGCAGAGAGAGAAGATGACCCTCGAACAACAGGTCAAGCGGCAGATCGAGACCATTCACAGGTTGACGATTGAAAACGCGGAACTGAGACGGGAAAATATGCGGCTGTCTGAAGAAAATGAGCGGTTGACGTTGCTCATTGGAGAGGCGCCGACAAAACCCAAAAACAACCCCGGCGTTGAAGCCAGGGCGTGAGAAACGCGAGCCAAGGGCAGAGTGAAACCCATTAAGTCTTTGCGAGCCAAAGCAAATTTGAAACCCATTTCGCGTATGCGAGCCTCGCCGAGGATGAAACCCAAGCTGCCTTTGCGAGCCAAATGGGTAATGAAACCCAAAGAGGAGTTGCGAGCCACAATTTCCGTGAAACCCATAGCCAGGCTGCGAGCCAAGACCAAAGTGAAACCCAGGGAAATTCTGCGAGCCAAAATCCCCGTGAAACCCAATGTTGAACTGCGAGCCATGAAGACCATGAAACCCATAACGAACTTGCGAGCCATGAAAATTGTGAAAACCAAGGTTTCTCTGCGAGGCCAGGATGATGATGAAACCCAAGGCAGAAATGCGAACTTATTTACAAAGGAGGAACCCAATGCCCGAAGACAACGACAACATAGCAAAAACCAGGGAGCAGGCGAGAGTGATTGTGGAGAGGATCAAGAGGAAAGCGGAAGTTGATCTTGATATGCTCAAGGAGATGCAGGAAAACATAAAAGAGGCGTTTGTGTCTCTGGATATTCAGCTTGCGGAGACCGGCGCGACAATACGGGAACTGATCGAGGCGTTGAAGATGCCGGAGGAGCACGTGGCAGAGATATGAATCACAAGGAGGGAAAGAATAATGAAATATATGTGGACTGATAAGGATATTGATTATGTTGTTGATGAATTCTTAATACCGCTTGCTAATATGCATCTGAATGATTCAAATGAATCAAATATTGTCGCATTATGTAGAAAAGCAGCAGAGTATCTTGAAAGAGAAAGGAAAACGACATCATAACCACCGCAACCGCCCGAAACATAGCCCCGCCTCCTGAGACTTTCGTCTTTACCCCCGGTGAGCGGCGCATCTTCAAGCGCAAGGAGAAGCTCACCGTTTCGCAGTGGGCGGAGAGGCACCGGATCATCACGAATGGACCTATCACGGGCCCGTGGCGCAACGAGATCACGCCGTATTGTGTGGAGCCCATGGACACCCTGAACGCTCCCTGGGTGCGCAAGGTCTTTTTGCAATGGGCGCCCCAGATCGGCAAGACTCAGGTCGCCTTCAACTTCATGTGTTACCTCATCGACCAGGCGCCGGGGCCGTCCATGTATGTCATGCCGGACGAGAAGGTTGCCAAGCGCATCAGCCGCCGGCGGATCATCCCCATGTTCAGGGGATCGCCGCGCATCCGCGATTTGATGAGCCCCCGCGCCGACGATACGACGGCCTTCCATGTTCAGTTCGTCAACGGCATGGATCTGATGATGGCCTGGGCGACGTCCGCGGCGGAGCTGGCGTCCGAATCCGTCCAGTATCTGCTCATGGATGAGGTGGACAAGTTCCCCGAGTTCACCGGCAAGGAGGCCGATCCGTTGTCCCTCGCGGAGATCCGGACAAACGCATACCCCTTCACGAAGAAGATACTGCTCCTTTCCACGCCGACCGTCGAAGGCAATTACATCACGAAAGCCATGGAAGAGGACGCCGACGAAGTGCGGCACTATCACGCCCGGTGCCCCGTCTGCGCCGAATATCAGATCATGGTGTTCGATAGTATCTCCTGGGGGAAGAGCCGCGATCCCCGCGAGGTGTTTCGCAGCAAGCTCGCGCGATATTACTGCATCAAATGCGGCATGGCCTGGGATGACTACATGCGCGATATTGCCGTCAAGGCGGGCAAATGGGCGGCTCGCGTTCCCGTCGAAAGGCCTTCCGCCGTCGGCTTTCATCTGCCGTCCTGGTATTCGCCGTTCATCTCCATGTCCGCCGTGGTTGCCGCGTTTCTTCGCGGCCAGGATGATCCGACCAAGCTCATGGTCTTCGTCACCCAGCACAAGGCGGAGGCCTGGAAAGAGACAGTCATCCCGAAAAAGGAAAGCACCGTCCTCGAACACAAGACGGACATTCCCGCGGGGATCGTTCCCGCTGAAGCCGTCGCCCTCACCGCCGGGATCGATGTCCAGAAGTCCAGCTTCTGGTTTGTCGTGCGCGCCTGGGCGGAGGATTTGACCTCCTGGCTGATCCAGTATGGGACGCTCTACTCCTGGGCGGATATCGAAGCCCTCATCTTCAACACCCGCTATCAGGTGAAGGATTCCAATGAGATGATGGGGATCTGGCGCGCCGCCATCGACACGGGCGGTGGCGCAACGGATACAGGGGAATGGACCCGGACGGAAGAAATCTACCAATGGGTGCGGGCCCAGCCACCAAACAGGGTTTACGGAACGAAGGGCGCGACGCATCCGCAACTGAAGCGCATCAAGGTCAGCCGCATCGACATCCTGCCCCGCAGCGCGAAGCCCATTCCCGGCGGCCTGGAGCTCCGCCTCCTCGATACGTCGCAGTTCAAAGGGCTTCTCCACTGGCGCATGGAGCGCAAGGAAGGCGAATCGCAGCGCTTCTTTCTCCACGCAGACACGGGCATGGACTATGCCCATCAGATCCTCGCCGAAGAGCTGGCCAGGGACAGGCGCGGCAAGACCTACTGGAAGCAGAAGCACCGGAACAACCATCTACTGGATTGTGAATGTCTCGCGGCATCGTGCGCGGACAGCGAATGGCTCCCATCCCTGAAGATGATCGCGGCATATTTGAAGAACACGAGAAAAGAACAGGAACAGAAAACGGCGACAGTTCAACCGACAGAAAAGAAATCTGAAAAAAAGAGGTGGTGACATGACGACAGCGTTATCAGGGATGAAACAGATTCAAGAATATTGCCGTTCGATTTCTCTGGCCTCCTCGGAATCATCGATTATCAAGATGATCACCGATTACGGCTTCCCCGCGCGGAAACTCTGTGGCATATGGGAGAGCGACAAAGAATATATTGTAGAATGGCGCAAGAAGTTAATTAAGGGAGAAATAAATGTTGACGAGAAAAAAACGCCGGTGGTAAAAGTCAATGAAAAGCAACCCAATAGTCGGAGGAAAAAATAACACTAAAAAAACCTGTCAACCTTAAAAATGCCTCATAAAACCTCATAAATACCCCATAAAAGCATCAAATATCCTCACATTTCCCTCAAATATCCTCAGATTTCCAGATTGCCAAAAACCATAGGCATATAATCCTCCCCAAAACGGAGGCGATATGGCTTTTACGACCTGGACGGCGCTTTACAATGCCATGCTGGACAAGCTGGCGTCTGGAGACACTACCGTTGGTTCCGTCATGGCGGGCGATAAATCCGTTACCTTCCGCACCCACAAAGAATTTCTTATTATGCTGGATTTCGTCGAAAGCAAGGCCAAAGCCGAGTCCGGCGATTTTGTTCCCCGAACGTATGCAAAACAGGGAGGGCGCGGCGTATGACAAAAGCCGAAACCATCCTCGCCGACATCATCGACAGAACCTTTGCCGTCTTTTCTCCCAGAACCGCCCTTAATCGCCGCCTATACCGTGATCGTCTTGGTCTTACGGCGCGCTCAGAACTCTATGCCGCCGCCAAAACCACCCGCATGACCGGCGCATGGTCCATCATGAACCCGAATGTCAATGACATTATCGGCATGTCCTCTCCCGCGATCCGGTCGCGCATCCGTCAACTCATGCGGGATTTCCCTTATCTCGCGCGGGCGGCCAACGTCATCGTCGATTATTCCGTGGGCCGTGGGATCATCTTCCAATCCAAGGCGAAAAGCGCCACCGGTAAGATCGACAAACGCAGAGTCCAGGCCATTGAGGACGCCATCAAGTGGTGGATGGATGAGGCGGACGCTGCGGGCAAACTTCACTATTACGAAATTATGCGTCTTGCGAAACGGCAGGACCTTGAATCCGGCGAATTTCTTCTCGTCAAGACCTATCCCAAAACCCCGAACCGATTTCTGCCGTATGCCCTTCAGGTGTATGAGGCAGACTGGCTTTCCGGCACGCATGACAATTATGGCGCGGGCGGAATCGGCATGGCGGCAAATGCAGGCGATAAGGAAACCCGCCAGGGCATCGAATATGAAAAACTGACGGGCCGCGTCACCGGCTTCTGGTTCCGTGATCCCTATTATGGCGGCAACGAAGTCTATGTGCCCGCCGACCAGGTCATTCATGGCTTTGATATGATGCGCCCTCAGCAACTGCGCGGCGTTTCTCCCTTTGCGCCCGGCGTCCTGCTGGCTCATGATCTCAGCGACTACATGGACGCAGAAATAGACACGGCAAAAATGGCGGCCAAATATCTCGCTTTTGTGAAGACGGGAGATCCCACATTTCGCCAGAGTTTCAGCACCACTGGAACCGCGGCGGACGGCACGTCGCAAAAGATAGAGACCATGGAAAACGCCATCATCGAATATCTCCGCCCCGGGGAAGAGGTGCAGATTGCATCTCATAACCGACCCGGCCAGACCTTTGCGCCCTTTGTCCGCCTGATCCTGACCATGCTTTCCATTACGACCGGCGCGCCCTATGAATTGATTTCCGGCGATTACCAGGGGCTTAATTTTTCCACAGCCCGCATCGTTCGCAATGATTTCACCCAGCAACTATTACCCATTTCCATGCGGCACATCCGTCAGTTTGCCATGCCTTCCGTGAGGACTGCCATCGACATGGCGGTCCTCTCCGGGAAGCTGACGCTTCCGGGATACTCGCAGGATCCACGCCGGTATCTGGAAAGCGAATGGCAGCCCCCGGGCATGGAGGCCGTCGATCCTTTGAGAGAAGCAAAGAGCCAGATCGAGGCCATATCCTTTGGTCTGAAATCTCCCCAGGAGGTCGCCCGCGAACGGGGCAGGGATCTGGAAGATATTTACGAGGAAATTCAGACCGCCCAGGAAATGGCGAAGGAGATGGGGCTTGTATTTACGGCGGCGGATAAGTCGGAGAAGAGCAATCCCGCAGCCATTATGGAGGAGGAGTAAACATGCCGGACAATAATATGAATTATCGCAACGCCCCTGTGGCCGTTCGAGCTGACGGGCCCGCGACGCTCGATGAGAAAACCCGATCCATCGAGATCGTCATGACGACGGAAAATCCCGTCCGGGTATATGACTGGGACAGGGGGATCATCAATGAAGTGCTCCTCATGTCGGGAGCCCAGATCCCGGCGGCGAGACAGATCGTCATGTTGGACACGCACAGCCGTTTTGAGACGGCCAACATCATCGGTTCCGGGCGCGACATGCGGGTCGAGGGCAACCAACTGGTTGCCCGGGCGTTTTTTTCAACGGCGCCCGAATCGGAAAGCCCGTGGATCAAGGCCAGAGAGGGGCATTTGACCGATTTTTCTTTGGGTTATCGAAATGACGAAGTGGTCTGGGTTGCGGAAAACACCACCGCATCCATCGAAGGCAGGGTATTCGAGGGGCCGCTTCAGGTTGTAACAAAATGGACACCCCGCGAAATATCGGCGGTTCCCGTCGGAGCGGACTCGGAAGCGAAAGCGCGATCCGAAATCAATAACAATTTAACAGCAAAGAATAAGGAGGATGTAAAGATGAACGAAACCATCAGAAAAATGCTTGAAAGCAAAGGGCTTCCGGCGACCGCTTCAGAGGAAGAGGCCATCGCCTTTCTGGAGAAATTAGAGGCGCGTCAGGAACCACCGAAGAACGATCCGCCCGCGGTTGATCTGGACAAGATTAGAGCGGAAGCCACGGGAAAGGAGAGGGACCGCATTCGTGAGATCGATGCGCTCCTGGAAAAGTATGATTGCCAGGATATGGCTCGTGATCTCATCGTCGGCGGCAAGTCTCTGGAAGAAGCACAACGCGCTGTTCTGGACAGGATCCAGGAGAGGAGCAAGAAACAGAACCCCGGCTTTGTCGGAATCGAGATGGGTCAGGACGAGAAGGACAAGTTCCGGGCCGCCGCCAATGACGCCCTCATGCTCCGTGCCGGAATGGACGTAAAAAGTCCGGCGCCGGGAGCCACGGAGATTCGCGGATACACCCTCGTAGAAATGGCGCGAGAATGTCTGAGAATTTCAGGGAAACCCTATCGTGGCGACACGAAGGAAATGGTCGGTCGCGCTTTAACGAGTTCCGATTTCCCGAATATCCTGGCCAACCTCGCCACGAAATCCATGCAGCAGGCATGGGACCTCGCGCAGGAAACGTGGCCGGTATGGTGCGGTATCGGGTCCGTGTCGGATTTCAAGACGTATTACGACAACGCCCTGTCCGAGCACGATGACCTGGAGGAAGTATCCGATTCCGGCGAGATCAAATACGGGAGCTTTACCGAGAAACTGCCGGAGACTTACAAGGCCGTCAGTTACGCGAAAAAGTTCCGCATCACCCGCGTCATGATCATCAATGACGATATGGGCGCCCTCACCTCTCTCCCCGCGAAACGGGCGGAGGCGGCGGCCAGAAAAGTGGGCGATGTGGCTTACGCGGTTGTCACCGGCAACGGGAATATGGGCGACGGAAATGCCATCTTCGACGCCACGAACCATAGCAACGACGCCGTATCGCCTTACAATGACGTGCCCGGCGTGACGACCATCGGAGAAGGCATCCGGGCCATGGGAACGCATAAGGATATCGCCGGCAAACGGCGGTTGAACATCAGACCCCTGTTCTACCTCGCTCCAAAAGCCCTGGAAGGCGCATCGGAAGTGTTCTTCAGATCGGAAAGATTTTCCGACAGCAACACCATCGCCACCGATTCAAGCCTGGCGGCGACAAGGGTCAATCCCTATGCAGGTAGTTATTTTACCCGCGTGTATGAACCGCGCCTCGATGACGATTCAACGACGGCATGGTATCTGGCGGGCCCGAAAGGTCAAACCGTGAAGATCGTATTCCTGAACGGCGTTCAGGCGCCCATCATGGAAATGCGTCAACCCGGCTTCACCATTGAAGGATTCGAGTATCTCGTCGCCATCGATGTCGGCGCATATGCCGTCGATTATCGCGCGCTCTACAGAAACGAAGGTCAGTAACAAAAACAATGTCATTCCCGCCCAGGCGGGAATCCAGAAAATAAGGAGGTAGTAAAAATGGCTATCAATAAAGTTCAGGATGGAAACATTCTCCGTCTCACCGTAGGGGCAACAGTCGATTCCGGCGACCCGGTGTCCGTGGGAAACGCCCTTCGCGGCGTCGCTTTGACGGATTATGACGCCGTAGACGGCAAGGCGACCGTGGAAATCGGCCACAGCGTCTATGATTTGAGCGTCCAGGCCGTTGACGATGCGGGAAACAGCGCCGTCGCCATCGGCGACCGTCTCTTTTTTGCAGGGGCCGCAACGCCGTTCCTTTCGAAAAAGAAAAGCGGCAAATTCTTCGGCATCGCCCTGGAAACAGTGGATACAGGGACGACCGCGACCATCAATGTCCTGGTTGGCGGCGCTGGAGCGGATGCGGCATCCCATCAGGTCTTTGCCGCGGGCATTGAAGTAATTCCCGCATCTCCCGCGCCGGATACGACAACCTTTATTGCCGTTCCCGGAATTCTGGCAACGGATGTGGTTATTGCAACCATGTCGGTTAATGGAGGATCGCCGAAGGTGAATATCATCTCGGCACTGGCAGCGGCTTCTCCGGCGGGCATTACCATTACGACGGACGTCGCGCCGACAGCGGCAGATGCAATCAACTGGGTTGTGTATCGAGCCGCCATTTAACCTCGCCATTGCGGCATAATAGTGTGATTCCAGGTGGAGCGGCGTCAAACCGTTCCACCGGAATCAAGTTATGGAAGTTCACAATAAGCAATGATGAGGGTGCGAAATGGGGCTGCGCAGCATTGTCAGTCAGATCATGCCGGACATATTCACGATAGCGGGTGAAGCCGCCACATTCACGCCAAACGGCGGGGCATCCGTGGCCTGCTATATCATCCCCTATTTCAACGTTCAGCTTCAGCCCACGGGCATGGAATCCCTGGTCTGGGAAACCGGCACCGTCATCGAGGCGTGCCTGAGTGAAATCCTCACAGAGCCAAACCGGGGCGATGTGTTTACATATTCCGGCGTCGATTATACCGTCCAGACCATTCTTCAGAATGACGGAGTCGTCGTCAGAGTGTCGGTGGTGTAAGTCATGGCAGACACGATCAGGGAACTTGTCATTCAATCGATCATTGCCCGCGCCGCGGTGATCCTCCACGTCGATTCTCCGCCCAGCGGGTATGAAACGAATTGCGGCAGCAACGTCTTTCGCGCCCGGTCCCGCATCGATCCCTCTGAACTTCCCTGTGTCGTCATCTGGCCCCAGGCGGAGGGTGCGGAAAACGCCCATGGCCAATCCCGTCATCGAATGCCTGTCAAGATCGAGGCGATTATGGCGGCAACGGCGGCAACGGCTTCTGTCAATGGAGAGAAACTCCTAGGGGATCTGATCACTTGTTTCACCTCTCCCTTATGGGCCCGGACGCCGGATTACATCGATTCCATCGTCTATCAGGGCGGCGGATATGACGCGCCGGAAGAAGGGTCTCAATCCGTGGGCGTGTCGGCCATGTTTCTCGTTTCCTACTGGTCAAACATAGGTGATCCGTATGCCAGCGATTCATAATGTTCTGATCATAACAGGTTCAGCGCCATGTTTAGAGGCGGACATCAACGCCCTGGCGTTTCCAGATCATGTGCAATGCGACTGGATGGCTGTCGGCCTGGACGGGGTGGACAAATACCGATGGCCCATTGATTACGTCGTCACCTATCACCCGGCGGAGATCCCCGCGATCAGGGAACGCCGGACAGTCTATGGCTCCAATACAAATTACAAAGTCATCTCCCATCTGGGGAATGACGGCGTAGATATTGTGGAACCCTTCGTTCCACCCACAGGATCGTCGGCATTATGCGGCGCTCTGGCGGCGATCCGGATGGGATACAAGCGGATCGTCCTCTGTGGATGCCCGTTACTGGACACGAAATATATTGTTTTCCAGCGGGGATGGGAGTCGAAAAAAAGCATGGTGCAAGGAATTGTCAAATCAATGTCCGGCTGGACACGAGAACTTCTCGGAGAGCCGACTCAAGAATGGTTAGGAGGATAAAAAATGG